TGTGATACCTTCAGTACCTGTTTCAAGAATTGCTTTCGCTGTTGCACCACCAGCTTCAACACCTGCATTAGAGATTTGTGCAATCAACTCAGCATCAAGACCCAAAGCATCCAAACGAGTGATGTCTTTATAGAAATTCTTAATACCTGTTAATTTATTTTTGAAAGAAGCAACAATGTCTCCAGAAGATTTAGTTGCAGTAGCAACAACAGTCTTAAATCTGCCTTCCAAATAAACCATGCTCTTCACTACTTCAGTAGTGTTCTCATCAAGCAAACCAGTAATGTTAGTTGCATCAATGAAAGACCTTTGAATACCTAAAGCGTCATCTAAGAAAGATTTAACCTTCTTAGCTGTAGTCTCAGCAGTCTTACCTAAATTCTTAATAGACTTACCAGCACCATCAACAGGGTTAGAGTCAATCTTTTTAGAGAACTGGCTGGCCATCAACTTATTTGAATCAGTTGTCTCCGCCATCTTGCTGTTGACATCACTCATCTGCTTGTTTAGAGACTTCAAACCTTCATTAGCACCCTTGAAAGCATCACCAATAAACGGAATGCTAGACAGCAAATCAATGAACGCTATCATGCCATCAACCATGAACTTGAAACCAATGCTGATTCCAGTAACGATAGGTAGCAAAACCGCACCCATAATGTTAGCGAGCAAAGTAATAAGCGGAATGAAAGGCTTAATAACCGCTACAAGCAACTTGAAAACGCTAACCAAAGGAGCAAGTAAAGGAGTAATAAGTTCCATCAACACATCCAGCAAAGGAGAGATAGCTTCAAAAATTGCTAAAAATGCTTCACCCAAAGCAGTAAGAAGTGGAGATAGACGGACAAGTAATTTACCTATAGCCTCAAAAATAGGTGCTAAGACTTTACCTAAAACATCAACAATCGGAATAAAACTAGACAGAAGAGTTGCCAACGGACCAGTCAACGAATCACCCAAAGAAGCCTTCAAGTTATCAAAAGAAGCCTTCAACTGTGTCTGAGCAACAAACAAAGTACCACTCTGCTCTGCATAAGCACCCTGAGCATCCTGAGAACGCTCATACAAAATGTCAAGACGAGCCTGAGCCTGAGCATTACGTTGAGCTGCACCAGTCAACTTATCCTGACCACGAGCCGCCAACACAGCGTTAACTTCGGACTGCTTCATAGCAACACCGAACTTCTCAATCGGGTCATACTCACCACGGAACAAAGCAGTCATACCAGTCAACGCTTCAGAAACGTCATAACCATAAGTAGCTGCCAAGTCAGAAGCCAAACCAACAAGGTTCTTAGTCTCACCAGCAACAGTACCCATCTCAAAGCCAGACTGCTTCAAAACAGAACCCAAGAAAGTAGAAGCCTTAGACGCTTCAACCTGGCTCAAACCAATAGCAGAAGCATCCTTAGCGAACTGTTGCATCTCAGGGGTCAAAGCACCAAAAACGTTGCCCAAACCAACCATGTTACGTTCAAGGTTACGAGCTTCAGTAACAGAATCTTTAACAAAATTACCGATACCCACAGCTGCAAACGAAGCAGCCGCAGCCGCAGCCGTACCCTTCAGATTCTTTACAACACCATTCAGAGCAGACATACCCGTCTTGGCTTCACGAATACCCTTAGCATCAAAGACAGAAACTAATGGAATAAAAATAGCCATTATACGACCATCCTTCTATTGATAACGGCTATTGCTCTATTCAAAACAAGTTTGGCATCTCTCTCAGCTTTAGGTAAAGCACGTTCGGCAGACTTCCAAACAAAACGGGAAGGCTTACCCTTTTTATCCAAAGCCTTAATCATCCCACGGCCCTGATTGTTAATTCTGTGAGTTCTCTTACCGCTCTTGCTACGGCTATAGTCATACTCTCTAGTCTTAGGTCGTTTATTAATCCACTTACCAGACTTACCAGCCATGTCAGCCATAACTACAGCAGCGTTATCAACTTTTAGACGAGCAATAGAAGCCGCATCAGTCTTATTTTTACGATAAACCCTCGCAGCTTTCTTTTCGCTAGGAGTCTGAATCAAAACTGACTTTACAGCCTTGTTCTTATTTTGATAGTTAGCACCCCAAGTCATACGACCAGGTTTAGCCAACGGAATAAAACCAGAACGAGTATTTTGTGGGCGAGAAACATGTCTACCGCTAGTAGGTGGCTCTAAGTCAATACCATTCTTTACAGCAGTCTGCACAGGTTTAGCAATCTGCTTGTAATCCTTTTTCATCTGATTGATGAGAGCGGGTTGGACACGATTCAATTCACGAATCAGCTCATTGTAATCGGTGAGATACAGCCCACTACGCTGACCCTTAGATACAAACTGCATTGTATTTGCCATAAAACACCACCAATCACATCTATTCTATCAACGAGATTGTTGCTGGCTACGCCAAATCATGTACCTACCTATAGTCCACAACATGCGGTCATCACACTCCATCAAAGCAGCAGGACTAATACCAGTCTCAACTGCTAAAGAAGCGATATACCAATGGGCCGAACTATCGCCCAACCCAACTATTTTGGGTCGTTTTCACTAGCCTTAATAGAAGCCACATCGTCAACCCACACATCAAATTCTTTTGTAGTGGACTTCGTGCGGAACTCTGCAAGATAAGCAAGATAAAGTAGATGAGTTAGCTTGACGTTAGATTCAAGTACAGCAACTGACAGGTCAAACTTAGATTCAAATTTAACCATGTCAGATGCTGAACAAGTAATTTCTTTTTCTTCGCCAGAAACAAATTCAATGCGTAGGTTGATTTTCATTTTTTCCTTTTATTAGGCTGTTGCACGAGTTACAGTACCTGATGTAGGCCAGGTAACTGAAAGTGTAGCGATATCCCCGACTGATGCCGAGAATGGTTGGTACTGGCTAACAAGACAAACTGCTGTCCACGCAGGATTGGTGGAAGAAGTTGCAGAGCTAGTTGGGTTCACTACTACAGTAGCATATGAACCTGCTGTAAATAGTGGGGCGAGAACAGCGTCAACTGAACCTGCACCGAAGTCTTGGAAGAAGTTTAGAGTCACAGACCCAGACTTCAGACCTGCGATACGGCTTCTCCAACCGCCACCGAAAGCTGTTGTTTCAATTTCATCTGCACTCATGTCAAGGCTTACACTCTGAAGAACATTTGAAAATGCTGTTCCGTTGACTGTAATCTTGTGGTCTGTTGCTACATAAACCGCCATTTAATGTTCTCCTAATTTGCTTGAACAGCACAGTCAAACTCTGCTGTTAAATATGTGTTTTCACCTATAATAACTGAGCCGTAGTTTCTCATATCAGATACTACCAAATCAAAACAACGACCCGATAGTGTCCTATCTGATTCTATCGCACTTTTTATACTAGATGCCCCTGTAGGTGAACAGTAAGCATCAAGGTTTTGTTGTGCAGAACGCTCAGAAACTCTACCCACATACACCGAAATAGTGAAGTTGTAGGTATTGAAACCATTTTTAAATGCTTTATGGTATTCAATGCTTTGTGGGCTAATAATAGCCAAAGGTGGGTTTGGGTTATCAGGTGTGTACGCTGTAACTCTCAACCCAGTAATAGTTGAAAGGTTCTCAACTAGCCCATCACGAAGGTCGCTTAGACCAGCCATTAGACCAGCTGCCTTAACTTACGGTAAGAGTTCAACAGCATCGCCACATCAGGGTCAATACGGTTAGACACTCTAAAGTATCCTGTGTCTGGGCTAGAGATAACACCCAGCGGAGAGTCAAGACGTTTGAAAATACGCATAGCCTGGATGATTGTGGCTTGCTTTACTGCTGTAGGAACTGCTGACCAACCCCACACGCCAGTAACCTGTACTGTAGCTACATCTTCCTGACCGTAACGACCTTCATAACGGTACTGTGTTTCATCGTTAGGGAACTCATAGTTGCCCACAGCCCTTAGACGAGTTATAGGCCAACCAGATAGACCATCAGAAACACCATTCAAAGGCTCAGTCTGGTAATCACCTTCAGCCCAAGTCTGGTCAAAAGTCTTGTTTTGCATAGTAGACACAGCCACACTAGAGATAGATACGGCATCATCAATCTGGCAAACATCTTCAGTAAGTGGCACAAACACTCTCGTAGCCGTACCAGCGTTGTAGAAATGTCTCATAGTGTATTCATCCACCATACGAGAAGCCGACTCTAAAGCCAACTCCAGCAGGGTGTCATCTACGCCATCTTGGATGCGAAGTGCAGATTTAAGGTCGTTTAGGCTTGCATAGCCGTTGACAACAGGCATGTTTACTCCTTGTCTTTACTAACCAATTTTACTCCATTTACTATACGGGCTTTGATGTCAGTAGAACTAACGCCCACAGTATAAGGAACATAGATTAGTTGAATCTGCTGTTCATCAAGCCAAGCCTGAGTGAACTGCATTTGAGCGTAATAATCTTTCCTAGCCCAGTCATCACCGATAACCACAAAGTCAG